TCCGTTGCGATGCTGGCAGGCTGCGATGTGGTGCCGCTGAGCGTGATATTTCCGTCCGTGTTCTGGTCGGTGATCTGACCACCAGCCATCGCAATATCGTTGTTCGACAACGCGGTACGATAGACGGAAGCCTGATCCAGCTGAATGAGCCCGTTAACCCGGATGTTCGGATTAATAAGCGCGCGGACGTTTACGCCGTTACCGATAGTCTGCTGCGGCATTCCAATAAGCCCGGTAGCGCTGTTGAGCACAATCGCTTCGTGAACATATTCGTTATTCACCACCATCTGGCGCTGACCGTCCACGAATTGCCATGTTGCGCCACATTGTCCGGCTACGTTATCCATTAGATGCCGCGTCATGCCAAAGAGTACCCGCCCCCGGGGGAATACAGTAGCAGGCATTTCAGGCGTCAGGCCTTCGGTCGCGCCTTTGGCTTCGAAGTCTTTCATCAGCGCACGGTTCACATCAGCGACCGTGTAACCGGCAGCCAGCGTCTGTGAGGTTATACTGGTAGCAAAAGCCAGATCAGTATCTGCTGCCTGAATCAGGACGTAGGTATCAACCGGACTGTCTTTTCCTGTGACCGAGTAGCGAATTTCACCGCTGAAAATCAGTCCGTAGTTGCGGCCATCTCTCTGGCCCACGTCCGCCGCGTCAACTTCCCGCACGGTCCCTACGTCGCTTGCTGACACCTCCGGCGCGATACCGTCGTAACCGGCAATCAGACGCACTTTCGAAAACTCCTGCCCGGTAATTCGGTTCACAGTATCTGCCGAGAGGTTATAAATTTTGATAGTCCCTACCCGGGACGCGCTGCTGATGTTGAACCAGTCGATCGTAAAGGTGACTTTGAAATCACTTAGCTCAATTCCCTGACCGTTCCCGTCCACAAGCTGCAGCTCGAAATGTCTCATCCAGTTCTGTGACATGCTTACTCCGTTGATACCAGTAAATGGCTGCGACCGCCCAGGTCAGTTTTTGTGGGGTAATCCTGTGTGTTGTCATCACAGACCACCACCAGCTTAAAACCAAGCCCCATACAGGCGTACTGCGCCAGCAGGTCAGCACCAGTGACGAGAGGAATACCGGAGATTACCGGCTCCCCTCTGTCGTTCTGCAGGTCCATAATCCAGTACAGATCGCGCCATATGATGCTAATCCGCCAGGTGACACCACCCAGGACGATGCTGAACTGCTGGTTGTCCGCTGTCAGCGGAATTTCCTGAATTGTCATTAGCCGCCCCCCAGTAATGACGCCACGTTACCCGTGATGCTTTTCAGCAGTGAAGTATCTGGAGGCTTTGTGGTTTTGTTGCCGCTGTTCTGTACCGCCGACGTGCTGGCCCCTTCCTTCATGTTGGTTTTATCCGCGACGGTAATCTGCTGTGTCCGGGAGATAATGACCTCCCTCAGGGTGAGGACGGCGGACAGGACGTTTTCGGTTGTCTTGTCCGTCGTCACTTCCAGCGCCCGGATCAACATGTTGCTGTACAGCCGTTTACCGGTTACCACATCGAAGGGGATACGGCTTTCCTGCAGACCCAGTAGCTCCTGATACGTCTGCTGAGGACTCAGGCCGAGCAGGCTGGTAGCCGTCAGGTTACTGGCAAAATCCAGCAATGCGCCGCCACCGGCGAAACCAACCTCCATCACCACTTCTGACGGTTTTTTATAGGCATGATCAGCGACAGCGGCCCCGACCTCTACCGGATGCTCTGTTATTTCAAGCATATCTGTATGCTTCTCTGAAATAACAACACTGGGAACAATCATTCCTATTTTTCTGCTCTGCTGATGAAAAAGTGTAGAGAGAATATCCACTAACCCACCCTCACCTGATTACTTCGCATGACCTGAGCATTTGCAGACTGTTGCCGACGTGCAACCTCATTACCGACAGCGTGCGGATCTCCGCCACCGTAAATGTGGTAGGTATTTTGCTGGTTAACCTCTGTCACTTTGCCACTAATTCCCGCCACGGCAGCCTTATTAATCAGCTCTCGAGAATAGATATTTCTTCCATTCTCATGCTGGATAATGCTGCTCATCAATGCTGACATGGTTTGCGGATCGCTCATATTCAGGGCAGCCCGGGGATCCACTCCCAGTCGTTGCGATACAGCCCTGATATACGCTGTTGTGTTGTTATTATCAGACGCAGGTGCCCAGGTAGAGATAATTTTCTCCACACTGTTTATTCCCCGTCCGGCGTACAGCATTAACTGACGAGCAAGAGCCCGTAATCCATCAAAGGCAGTTTCAAATCTGGCAAATCGCCCGCCCGGGCGTTCAAGAGAAGCCCCTGCCTGACCAGCAAAATTAAGGTTTCCCGGATTGTTATTCCGTTCTCCTCGTTTCGTAGCCTGTGCATATTGTTCCGGCTCAGCACCTGGAATATCTGACTGAATATTTGCGCCTTTTACGGTATGAGGATTACGACCAAAATCGGTATCAATGCCAAGCCAGCGCAATGAATCTCCAATATTTTGTTTCGTGTAATCCCAGGATGACTTCGCACTGGCACCAATATTTTCGCGATCAGAGTACAAATACGCAGCATAAGCCATCCAGCCTTTTAACCACGGCGGGACCGGCAAACCTGATATTTTCCCGAAAGCCCCCAGAACCCTGGATACCCAGACACCCGCGATGAATGTACCAAGGATTTCCAGTGCATTTTGCCAGCCGCCAACACCATCTTTTAGTTCCAGAAGGTGATCACGAAGCCAGGTGATCGCATCCTTCGCTTTATCTATTGCCGGTTGCCATTTTTCCCAGTCGATAAGACTGTTACCGCCTTCTTTCCATGTTTTGTAGTCTTCCCACAAGAGACCGAGAGCCACGATCAGACCGGTAATCAGCCCTATAGGTGACATCCAGAAAGTAGAGTTAAGTATCCGCATGGCGACAACCAGACCGCCGATAACCTCTATCAGGGTTTTCGTTTCGGCATCCAGTTTCCCCCACCACTCGATGATATCTCCGACACCATCGACTATCCGAAATGCTACCCGCCCGACTATCTCACCCAGCCAGAGGATCCCCTTTATGACCTTTGTGATGGTGACTTCAATTTTGGGAAAATTTTCAATTATCTTTTTGCGCAGGTTATCAATCTGCCCCGCCAGTCCGTCCGCAAGATTCGATCCGATTTTGTCCCGCGCCATCCTGGCCATTTCACCGAGCGATTTCAGCGAGGTCATAAACCGGTTTGACGATAAGGCAGCCTGATCGGCATTAAATCCGATCGCTTTCACCATTTCTGAATACTGAGCGCTGAACTGCCCCACTCCGCGACGCATAGCCATCAGGGTATTTTCGTCAATGCCCAGCATCTGCGCATACTGGTTAGCCCGGTAATACGGCATGCTGCTGAGTTTCTGTCCAACGCCCGTAAAGATAGCAGCCATGTCACGCATGTTACCGCTGGCATCACGGGTCTGTACGCCCAGGCGATTCAGAAAGCCTTCTGCTCCGGGATTGTTACGAATAAACCGGGAGAGGCTTTCCAGAGAAGATCGCGCAGCGTCCACACTGCCGCCAACCTGCGAAACCGCATAGCCAATAGACTGAATTCCCTGGACCGTCGCGCCGGTGCGCTGTGACGCCCAGTAAAGATTATCCAGGCCGGAGGCGATCTTAGCCGTGAAGGCCACCACGGACAGCGCAGCCCCTTCAACAGCCAGCCCCATTTTGATGACATTTGCAGTTGTACCGGCGAGGACAGAACCGAACTTTTTCGCTCCTGCATCATCCACACGGAAGCCAAGCGAGACGAGGAAATCTTTAATAGTTTCAGCGTTCATTATCCTCTCTCCATTTCTCAATGCGTCGCTGGTTATCCGCTTTTACCGCCAGATGGTCATTCAAGAGAGCAATGTCATACAAATCGACAGAGCCATCTTTAAGTGCTGTATAAGGAATTAACCCGGCGTCAACCGGATTGAGAAGGTAGGACAGCCCGTCCGGCAGGCTGTTAAACGTCAGCCCTGTTGCAGGCTCTGCGTCGTGCTGGTAAGGGGTGTAGGCAAAAAATTTCCCAGCGAATCGGCGACCACCCGCGCCACCAGCTGCAGCATGACCAGCAAGTCAATATCATCAAACATCAGTTCGCCCTGGGTAAATACCGGCACCCATCCGTCCATATGACGCCGCGATACCACCGCAAGACAGGGATGAATAATCGCATCGGTGTCATCTTCGGTCAGGGAAGACAGTTCCTCAGCGATACGCGGGAGCATGGTTTCAAACACCGGTTTTAACTGTTCGAATTTCACGGTGTCGATTTTGCCGTCAGCAGGCAAACGGGAGCGAATACTCCCGAAATCTGACATCATTCCTGCCAGCACCGGCAGAAGTTTGCGGGTCACTTTCAGCTGGTCAAAAACGCTGAGTTTTGCCGTGCGATATTTCACGCCTTTAATTTCGAATTCCATGCATTAAAACTCCCCGAGAACCTGGTCAATCTTGCCGCAGTCAAACACCCACGGCATCGTATTACCGGTTTTAGCGTTGGCGTTATCCGGTTGTTTCTGGAACGCAACACTGCGTGCCGTGATGATGTCGCCGCTGACCTTGTTGCGGATAACGATAACGTTATTCCCCCATGTGGCAGAAGACTGGCTCTGT